TTCGACTTCGCCTACACCCGGGCGAACGTGATCGATGGCAAGTTCACTTACTCCAGCGCGTCGGAACGTACCCGATACAGCCGTGCCCTGGTCAGCTACGACAACCCGCTGAACAACTACGACACCGATGTCACTGCTGTTACCGATGCCAAGCTCCAGCGGCGCTATGGTGACAACCCGCTGGAGATCAGCGCAATCGGTTGCGACCGTGAGTCGGAGGCCCAGCGCCGCGGCAAGTGGGCGCTGCTCACGAACTCGAAGGACCGGGCTGTCAATTTCAAGGTAGGCCTCGACGGGCGCATCCCGCTACCTGGCTACGTAATCCCAATCGCCGACGAACTGCTGGCCGGTCGCCCGGTGGGCGGGCGTATTTCGGCAGTCAACGGCAAAGTCATCACCCTGGACCGCGACACCCAGGCCAAACCCGGCGACCGGCTGATCCTCAACCTGCCCGACGGCAAGTGCGAGGGGCGCACCGTGCAGTTGGTGAGCGGCCGGCAAGTCACCGTGACCGTGGCTTATTCCGTGCCGCCGGAGCGTGAACTGGTGTGGGCGCTGGATGCTGACGACCTGGCCATCCCGCTTTATCGCGTGGTCAGCGTGGCGCGGCCAGAACCTGGAGTGTTTGAAATCTCGGCTGTGCAGTACGACCCGAGCAAGTTCGATCACATCGACACCGGCGCCCGGCTGGAAGAGAGGCCAATCAGCGTTGTGCCGATCACCGTAGTTCCTGCCCCCGCGAGCGTCGACATCACGTCGAACTACTCCGTTGACCAGGGCCTGGCGATCAGCACCATGAACATCTCGTGGCCCGCTGTGAGCGGCGCGGTCGCGTATGACGTGGAGTGGCGCAAGGACAGCGGCAACTGGATCAAGCTGCAGCGCACGGGCGCGACAAGCGTTGACGTCACCGGCATTTACTCGGGCTCTTACGTGGCCCGTGTTCGGTCGGTGAGCGCTTTCGAGATCTCGTCTATCTGGAAGAGCTCCAACCTGATCAACCTGGAAGGGAAGGTCGGCTTGCCGCCGGCGGTGGCATTCGTGTCCACCACCAGCGAACTTTTTGGCATCGGCATTCGCTGGGGCTTCCCTGCTGGCGCCGGGGATACCCAACGCACCGAGTTGTGGTACGGCCAGGCCAATGACCTGTCCGTGGCATCGAAACTGGCAGACCTGGCCTACCCCCAGGCGGATTACAGCATGCAGGCCCTGCAGGCTGGCGCGCAGTTCTTCTTCTGGGCGCGCCTGGTGGACCGGACCGGCAACGTCGGCCCCTTCTATCCGGTCGGCAACGGTGTGATGGGCATGGCCAGTGCTGACGCGGCGCCGGTGCTGGATCTGATCGCTGGGCAGATCGGGCGCACGGAGCTTGGACAGGACATCGTCGACGAGATCGACAAGATCCCAGGCCTACAGGCGCAGATTGATGCGCTCGATGGGTTGTCGGCCTATGATCCTGAGTCGGTCTACGCCGAGGGCGACCTGGTGGTGGTTGGCAAGCGGATCTACCAGGCCACACAGTTGGTGCCGGTGGACACCTCGCCGCCGAACGCCGCGTACTGGGTGGACGTGGGCCAGGTGCTGGTAACCGCGAACGGGCTGGCGCGCCAGGTCGAGCTCAACACCACCAGCATCACCGAGTTGGATGGCGTGGTCACGGCCCAGGCGTCGAGCCTTCAGTCCTTGCAGTCGGCCTATCGGGATGACACCGGGGAGGGCGACCTCGCCGATGCGCTCCAGGGCTACAACGCTTCGGCCAGCTTTGCGCAGGAAGTGAAGACGCGAGCCTCGCAGAACGCGGCCATGGTGCAGCGGCAGACCGAGCTTACCGCTTCGGTGGGCGATGTCGCCGGCACCGTGACCGAGCTCGAAAGCGTGGTGGTCACCGACCGCGAGGCCACTTCTCAGGCTATCCAGCAGGTCCGGGCAGAAATCGGCGAGACCTCCGCGGCCGTTGAAGTGGTGAGCCAGGCCCAGGCCGACACCGACGGCAAGTTCTCCACGATGTACTCCGTGAAGATGCAGGTGAATGCCGACGGCCAGTTGGTTGCGGCCGGCTTTGGCCTGGGTATCGAGCAGGACGAAGAGGGCGTACTGCAAAGCCAGTTCCTGGTGAGCGCCGATCGTTTCGCCATTGTCAGCACGCTCGCCGGCGGCCAGGTGTTCACGCCGTTCACGGTGGACAACGGGCAGGTCTTCATGCGCGCAGCCTTCATCCAAGACGGCAGCATCACCATGCTGAAGATCGGCCAGGCCCTGCAATCGGACAACTACGTCGCCGGTGTGCAGGGTTGGCGCCTGGATAAGGCTGGCAACCTTGAGTTCAACGGCCCAGCGCCCGGCGGTGGCCGCCTGACGATGACCAACCGCGCGATCAAGGTCTACGACGAAAACAACGTTAAGAGGGTCCAGCTTGGAGATCTGACAGCATGAGTTACGGGATCAGAATTTGGGGTCCTACGGGCTTCCTAGAAATGGATGAGAACTCGTTCACCGTTAGGATTGTGTATTCCGCAGTAGTTCAGAAAGTGGCAGGTGAGAATAGAACTAGATTCATATCCATCCCTGGAATTGCACCAGCCACGCATTCAGCTGTTTGTTTTCCGGTAAGTGCTTACGACACTTCCGCTCAAAATATTGCGTCTATCCAATATATTCCAATAGTCGGAAATGGAGGTGTGACGTTGTATTTTGGTCAGCCCGGAACAAATGAGGGTGCGCCTCTTGGTATTGGGGCCCAAAGACTTATTGTTACGAGGTACCGGTAATGGCGTTCGGTCTAACCTTTGTAAACAATAATGATGTCGTTACGTTGGATTCCGAGTTTGCAAGACTTGTAGTTCTTCATAAAGGCAGTTTTACAAATGGAGGCTCTGGTGCGAGCGTTTCATTCCCCTCGGTTATTACTTCAGCGGAGCCGCCGCTTGTTTTTGTTCGCCCCAGTTCATCCTGCACGATGTGCTTTTGTCTTATCAATGGCTCTCCGGGCGCCTGGACTGGGTTCTCTTTCAGGGGGATTGTCGGCCAGGTTTACTCTGGCAGCTACTTCGCCGCCGCTTTCAAGGCTGCCCCGGTTGGAACTTACGGGCTAAGGCTGTGGGATGGAGCAGCAACACTTCTATTTGATAGCTCCAATCCATGCGCGCAGTTCACAAAAACTATTACTTCGTGGAGTTATCTTGGTGCCAGTCAGACGGGGCAGGGGACATTAAGGCTGAGCTGGACAGCATCAACACCGCTCAATACTGGCGAGTACATGCTTATCAATAATATAGCAATGGATGTTGCTGGTAGTACCTCGCGGCAGGGCAATCAGTACGCTGTATGGGAATACGAAAACAATAGATTAGTTATGCAGGTGGTGGGAGTGGATATTCAAACCACCTTATATACGCCAGTTGTCTGGGCTAAACCAATTTCCTAGGGGTATCAAATGACCTGGTACAAGACAGGAACTGTCGCTGTGACGCCCGGCAGCAATGCTGTGATCGGCACCGGCACGTCGTTAATTGCGAACTCGCGCGTTGGCGATGCTTTCCGTGGACCTGATGGCGAGTGGTATGAAGTCACCAACATTGCTAGCGACACGGCTTTGTCGATTGCACCCGATTACCAAGGCGCTGCTGTGGCTGCGGGGGTGTACTCGCTCGCACCCATGCAGGGATACGTCAAGGATTCGGCTGACGCTTTGCGGGCCGCCACCCAGGTGATTGCCAGTGGCGTGGCCGACATGCAGGAGCAGGTGGCGGCAGCTACCGAGGCAGCTGAGTCTGCCGGTCAATCCAGCGCCTCGGCCACCGAGCAGGCAGGCATTGCAAGCTCTGCGGCACAGGTCTCCGCCGAAAACAAGGTTGCGGCGCAGCAGGCAGCACAGCAGAGCGGGACGTTTGCCCAGGCATCGGGTGAAGCAGCTGTTCGCGCAGAGACTGCTAGGGATTCGATCATCCAGTCGGAACAGGCGGCGGCCGCTTCCGCCGCCGCCGCTGAAGATTCTGCTGATCGCGCTGAAGAGGTCACGCTCGGTAAGGCAGCAAGCGGCGCCAACAACGACATCACGTCGTTGCGAGCGATTACCTCAGAAGGCTTCGACCAATTGCGCCAGGGTATCGCGCCGATGGTGGGCGCGACGGCGAACACCGCTGGCAAGAAGGGGCTTGCGCCAGCCGGCGCGGCCGGCGATCAGGATAAGTTCCTAACCGCTGGTGGGGTGTACAAGGAGGCTGGTGGTGCTGGCCTGCCAGTGGGCTCGCTTGTCGCGCATGATGGTACCCGTGCCGACATACCCGCCGGTCAAATTGCCCGTGATGGTCAGGAGTTGAACCGCGCGGACTGGCCGGATTTGTGGGCTAAGAAATCCGCCGGTGCCGTATCCGATGCTGTTTGGCTTGCTGCGCCGTACTCGTCGCGGGGTAAGTATTCTAGCGGCAATGGCACGACGACCTTTCGCATGCCGGACACCAACGCCAAGCACCCAGACGGCAATACTATCGCGGCAATGTTCCTGCGCGGCGATGGGAAGAATTCGGCGGGGATGTCCGGGTTGCATCAAGCTGATCAGTTGCAGGCGTTCCGCATGGAAGTTTGGGGTGCTGGTGGTGGTGCGGCAAGCGGCAACTTTAACGTCAGCAACGGTTACTCGACCTCTGCTATTGGGACTAAAACTCAGGCTGAGGCTCGAAACTTCATCACCGACGGCGTAAATGGTGCCCCGCGAACGGGCACCGAAACTCGCGGAGCGAACGAAACTGTCATCTGGTGCACCGTTGGCGCCGGCAAGGCGACTAACCCTGGGTCGGTAGATGTGACGGCGCTGGCTACCACGGTTTCACAGCATTCGGGTCGTCTTGACGCGCTTGAATCATCCACCGGGTTCACTGTTCTTTACCCGAACGGAGGTACTGCTGCCTCACCAGCTGCAATTGGTGTAAATCAGAGGTATGTCCTAACGAACCCTTTTCCAGGGTTTCAGGTCAGGTGTCAGGTGGAGGTTCTGTGGAACAACATCTGGGCAGACCCAGGCTTTGACGGTAACGCGGGTACGGGCGGCCTTTCTTATGGCTCCCGCGCGTCGCAGTTCTTCGGTTCTGGTGACATAGCCTTGCAGACAGGGGCTACTTCGCCATTTCTTGGAACTTCTTCTGCAACACTCGGTGGGCATGGCGCAGCCGTTGGTACCGTATTCACCACCGCAATCTGCCGAGTTAAAGTTTGGAAGCTAAAAGGGGCGACTACATGATGAGGTACTACGGAATATTCGGACAAAGCATTTGCGAGTTCGACGAAACAGGTAAAGGCCCGGACGAGGGGTGGATTGAAATGTCGGGACCCCGTCCAGAGTCAACGGACTTTACTGCGCAGTCGAATGGGACCTGGCTTATCTCGCAGGAAACAGTCAAAGCCAAATTGGTCTTGGCCGAAAATGAATGGGTCGAAACGCAAATGGGCGAAATCGCCGAGCAGCTTCTAATGCTTGATGACGAAGACCCAAGCGCCAAACAAGGCACCGCTAGGCAATGGCGGGACTACCGCATCGAGTTGCGAAAGTGGACAGGTGAAAATCCCGACTTCCCCGACAGCGGCAAACGTCCGTTGGCTCCTAGTTGATAAACTGCCGTTGATGAGGGGCTTACTTCGACATCCCGCAGTTCGCATCCCAATTCATGTCCGCACCTACCTCATTGGCTCGTAGTAACCGCAATTTGCGCAGTAAGCATATGCCTTGTCGCCTGCCTCGCGCTTCGAGAAAAGATACTTCGTTCCGGCGGCTACGACGCCTACAGCCGCTGTTATTCCAGCGGCAATGAGCAATTCCTTTGGCCCTTTTGTTGCCGCCCTTGCTGCATGAGCGATTAAGCCTGTAACGCCGGCTCCACCTGTCTTCGCGGCGGTTGCGGCCACCGCTGCCACGGCAGCTACAGCTGGGCCTGCGTAATTTTTCTCCGATAACTTGGCCAACTCACGCTTGGTGGTAACCCGTGCGGTTACTCGATTGCATTTTTTGCAAAGCATCATCCCGAAATTCCCTTTGGTAACAGCGCCGTTTAAGCATCAGAAGTCAGGCTAATAGCCATCACACCTAATGTCCATTCCGTATTTGACGTATCTTCATCTGGAGAAAACGATGCCGATCACTGAGCAGCAGTTGCTGCATATCCTCCCCAGCGCCGGCCGCCAAGCCGGCGTTTTTGTTCCTGTCCTGAACACAGCCATGAACCGTTACGGCATTGTCGGATCGATCCGGGCTGCGGCATTCATCGCCCAGGTCGGGCACGAGTCAGGTCAGTTTCGCTGGTTGCGCGAGATCTGGGGGCCGACGGCACAGCAGGCCGGCTACGAAGGGCGCGCCGATCTGGGCAACACAGTGAAGGGTGACGGCTCCAAGTACCGGGGGCGCGGCCTGATCCAGATCACCGGCCGGGCGAACTATGCGGCATGCGGTGAAGCGCTGGGCCTGGACCTGGTTAACGGGCCCGAGTTGCTGGAGCAGCCACAGCACGCCGCCATGTCGGCCGCCTGGTTCTGGTCGACACGCGGACTGAATACCCTGGCAGACCAGAAGGACTTCGCGAGGATCACCCGGCGCATCAATGGCGGGCTCACGGGCCAGTCCGACCGCCAGGCGCTGTACGACAGGGCGTTGAAGGTGCTGGTATGACTCCCAGGCAGATCCTGGCCGCGATCCTGCTGGCGCTGGTCATCGGCTTTGGCGGCGCCTGGCAGGTCCAAGACTGGCGCATGGGCAAGCAGCTGGTCGAACAGGCTGGCCTGCACAAGGACGACTTTGCGTCGATCAGCAATGCCGCTGTCGCCCAGGCCCGCGCCGAACAGGACAAGCGCCTGGCCACAGAGCAGAAGCTCGCCGTCCATGACCAACAACACACCAAGGAATTATCCGATGCCCAGCGCAACCAGGCTCGCCTGCGTGACCAGCTTGCTACTGCTGATGTCCGGCTGTCAGTCCTCCTCGAGGATTCAGCCAGTGGCTGCGACGTGCCTGCCACCACCGGCGCCGCCGGCGTGGTTCATGCAGCCCGTAGAGCCCAACTTGACCCAGCGCATGCTCAACGAATTATCGCCATCACCGACACCGGTGACCAAGGACTGATCGCGCTGCGGGCGTGCCAGGCATACGTTCGTGCAATTGCGCCCTGAGATCAATGAACTACTCTCTCGGGGCGGGTTCGTATTGCGATCATTTAGTTTATTGAAGGGCGTCATGGATAAGAGGCTTGCAGGTCTTTCGTTTCTGCTGACTCTGGGCTGGGTTACGGCGGTAGCGTTTGTGATGTGGTATTTCTCGGAGCCTTAGCCCAGGGGGAGAATCAGTTCGGGCCCCTTGTTCCTGACGTTTCCAACGGCCGTGTCGACCTTGAACCATTCAAAGGCCTCGGACGGCTCTCCCTGATGCAGCGCCATCTCCTCGGCGCGCTCCCTGGGTGTTGCCGGGTCAAGCCATTCCCTGGCTAAATCAGGCGGCAGCACCACGGGCCGCCTGTCGTGAATGTCCACCATACCGCCGGCGCTGTCAGCGGTGATTATCACGAAACCGTCATGCTCGCTTGGGCCCTCATCAGCATCCGGTAACTGACCGATGGCCGCGCAGAAGATGGGCGCTCCATCCCTTCGGCGGATCAGATAAGGCTGCTTCTTGGGGCCGCCTTCGTCTACCCACTCAAACCAGTTGTCGATCGGAGTGATTGCCCGGTGCGGCCATATCGCACGGAAGAACGGCCCGTGAGCCACCTTCTCCACGCGGGCATTGATCGGTGCGGCGCGGTCCTTGGCCCAGTGAGGGCGCCACCCCCAGCGCACCGAATCAGCGTGAAGCAAGTCACCTTGGAGGTGGAGTAGGGCAACCTGGGTCGAAGGCGCCACGTTGAAGCGTTCGATCGGCTGGTCACCCACGGAATTCGCCAAGGCATTGGGCATGCTCAAAGCGGCAACAAAGTCGTGGATTCCTCGGTACTGCGTCAATCTTCCACACATGGCCAGGCCCTCTCAGTCCTCGGAGCTTAGACAATCGTAAAAGGTCGAGGCCTCATTTCGTTGACGATCCGACGTAGTTCGGCCGCTTCACGGCTACTCACTTTGTTCGATGTCGTGAGGTCATCTATTTGCTTACGCATTGCCGCCGCTTCCGCACCACGCTCACGCAGGTAACCCGCATACTCGGAATTCTTGGCTTGTGTCTCCAGCAGCATTTGGCTAATGCCGAATACATCCTCATGCGCCTTGCGTAGCAGGCGGTTCAGTTCTTGGATCTCGTTCTCCAAGAGGCGGCAGTGCTGGCGGTACATTTCGAGGGGCGTGGGGAGGCCGAGCCACCCGCAGGTGTCTTCATCGATGTTCATGGTGGGTCAATCCGAATGCTGTATGCGTGTACAGTAATCGAGGATCTTTGGTTACGCGATTCAAGGCGACGAGCTGTAGGGTTACTCCGGTGACATGAGTACGGCCAGCGTGAGTTTTATGAACTCTTCGTTCTCGTCGATGGTGTGCAGCGCGCCCCGGATGTTCTCGGCGACATCTGCTGAGCCACGCTGCTCCACCCAGTTCGATAGCTCCATGATCGAGGCTTCGAGGGCCAGCTGGTTTTCGTACAACTTGGAGAGTAGGGAAGGGAGCAGATCTGAGTTGGGCATCGGCATTCCTCTGGTGGAGTGAACAGCGTAGCAGCCGGTGTTATTTGGGGAGTTTGTGTTCGGTTGGCAGAACGCCGGGGAGGGGAGAAATCGTTTCCGCAACCTGATGCACGCCCCTTGATCTGCGCGGCTTGTAGGTCATCAAAAAATGCTCTGGTGCGGAAACGATGGGTGCCTAAGCAGTTGATTTTAATTGTTAAGTCGGCAGTCTTGAAAACCGGCGAACGTTAATAGCGTTCCCAGGGTTCGAATCCCTGGTTTCCCGCCAAACATCAAAAAGAAATCCCGCGAGCCGTTGGCTCCGCGGGATTTTTTTGTGCCGATTTTTGGCCGATGATATGGGGCAGTAACCGCAGTTCGTTGGCGTGACATTGCTTGCGGCATTCGCGAAATCAGCCGATGAGAATAACTCTACCGTTAATACGGTCAAAGAAGTGCACTGCTGTGACGGTCGATCAACTACTGATTGCCGCTGGCTTAAATATCCCTGCGGATAATCGTCTTTCCGAAGTTTTTAAAGGCTTGTGTGTATTGGCGTCGCCAGTTTTGTTGCCAGAACTCTTCGTCTGCTGTGGTGCCGTCTGCTATACGACATGTTGAGATATCACTCTTTGCCACGCATTCGGGTTGATGGTTGCAGATAAGCGGGAGTGAGCAGTAAGCCTTGAAAGACTTTGAAAACAGGTTGTCGATGGGCGTGCCTGAGTAGGGCGATAACTTGATAAGTTCGCGACAACCTTCGTTTGACATGATGTAGGCAAACGTCCCTTTGGCTCTGAGTCTCGCGATTCCTCGGTCCCAGGTCAGCCATAGCTTGCCCAGGGTTGCGCCGAGGTAGAGAAGCTTGGGCGCGCGCCGCGCAATGAACCGATTGATGCGCAGAATTTGCTGGGGCGAGAAGCTTGACAGCGTTGCATCATCTTCCAGAATCAATACGGTTTTATACTGGCGCTCCACTGCTAACGTCGCACATTTGATGTGGGAGTCAAAGCAACCGCGTTCCGGGTTCTCCACGTCGGCATCGACGATGACGAATTCGATGTCCAGACCGGAATGTGCAAATTCCTGTTTAATCAAATCCCTGCGGTCCTGCCGGTTTTTCAAACTTATACAAAGCGCTCCATCTATCTGGAGATTGCTTAAGTTCTTGGTTGCTCTCACTGGACACGCCCTTCTGTGGTTGGAAGGGCGAATACTAAGCGAGCGCACATTACAGTCCAT